TTAATATTTGATGAATTTGAATTAACAGCAGTTATTTGAGTAGATATTGCATAGACACCTGCTATTTCAGTATTTAATCCTGCTACTGTAGTTATTTGAGAATTAATTCCAGCAACAGTTGCTATATTATTTGTTGGAGATATTTGTCCTGCAACAGTAGTTATATTTGCATTATTTCCATAAACTCCAGCAATTTCTGTTGCTAAACCTCCTAAAGTTGCAATATTATTAGTAGGTGATATTTGAGCTGCAACAAGATTAACATCATTAATATTATTTGCTACTGTATCAATTTCTGGTTGGACTTCTTGTAAGTCAGCAGCTACAGTTTCAATTTCAGAAACTACTTCATTAAGATCGTTTGCTACTGTTATTACATCTGCAATATTTGTTGCTACTATATTAACTGAACCAATATTTGTAGCGACAGTACCAATATCAACTGAATCATTTGCAACTGTTGTAACATTAGCAGCTATTGCACTAACAGCAGATACATCATTTGCTATTCCAGCAATTGTTGTAATGTCTGTAATATCTTGTGCAAATTCTAAACCATTACCTGCACTATTAACAGATAATACTTTATTAGCTGCTAAGTTAGGAAATGTAATATTAAAAGTGTTTGCTGTTGTTGCCGCAGCTCTTGGAGAGAATTTTAAATCTCTTTCCAATTGCTGACACATAGCAATAATTTTATCTAATTCAGTATTTAATGAATCAATTTGAAAAGCTCCAGATGTTGGAAAGTCTGTAGATCTTTCAATTGCTAAATCTCTATAAATTGTAATAACATCATTTAATGTTGCACCAGATCCACCTAATGAAATAGATCCACCACCTGTTTGTCCTGCACCAGATACTGAATATTCTGATGCTGTACTAGGTGATGCAGCATAAGTTAATAATGTTGTGCCATTATAAACTTTTAAATCTGCATTAGCAAAAAATTCAAATGGAACAGTAAAGCTAACTTGTCCAGAGGTAGCTGTATATTGTACACGTGGTTCTGTGTCAGAAATAATAATTGCCATTATCGAAGTCCTTTTTCAATGTCGTCAAATAACCAATCTAAATACCATACGTTCTGAAATGGAATTAATCTACGCACATTACGTGCTGTGTAGTGATTATATTTATTTCCACCAACATCATACATAATATCAAATACATTATAAATTTGACCTGCTGATGGGCCAAGTAATCCTACTTTTGATCTCATAGAAGATCCATAAGGTTTTGTTTCTCCAAGTATTGGACCAATACCTATTCTATTATCAGTTAGAGCTTCTATTGATCTATTAATATCTGTATAGATTCCAGCTAATCCAGATCTATCAAAAGCATTTAATAATTTTTGTGTTAAAGATAATTTAGAATAATCTTTACCAAATCTAAATTCATTATAGATTCCATCAGTTAACATACCTGCACCAAGTAATAAAAATGATCCAAATAAAAAATCCATATCTCTTTCTTGCATACCTCTAATCAACATTCTTTGTGTTGAAGCCATAGCAAATTTTTTAAATTGAGCTAGTGTAGATCCTAATTCAAATGACATCCATAAAGGCGTATCACCTTTTCCTGGTGTAACAATTGTAATATTAATATCTTTATTTAAAGCAGCACCAAATGCTTGTTTAGCTGCATCATCAGTCCATTCTGCTGTATTAGCCATAAAGTTATATTTTAATTTTGTTCCGTGTTGTTCAAACTGATTAGCAATTCTTTTAGCCATTTGTTCATTAATACCAGAAGATGCTAAAGCAGTTTTCCATTTAGGAGCAAGAGCTTCACCTTTAGACCATTTAATAGAATCTTCTATTATTCTAGATCCTATTGTTACCGAAGCCATTGATTTAGTAAATTCAGTCCATCTAGACATTAAGTTAACATACATAAAGTTAAACATTGCTGCTTTTCCCATTGCACCTTCAAGTTTAGATCCCATACCAAACATATCTCCAATATCAGAAAACAACATAGCTCTTTGACCTGTTAACATATCTACTGCTTCAGCTACCGAGTTAGCTTCTTTTTTACCAAGTTTTCTAATACCATTAGCACCAGAAAGCATATCAGCAAACATTTCAAATTGAGTTTTAAATCCTCTTTCAATACCAGAAGTCATAACAACACGTGCAACGTCTGCTGATGCTGCTAAGAATCCTGTAAGCATTGTAAGAGCATTGTAATGTTTCATAGTTCTCATAGCTCTAGAAGTAAAAGCGTGTGGATTAGCAGGTAAACCATAAGTACCTCTAACTAATTCTACAGCAGCTTCTAAATCTTCAAGTACTTGATTTCTTTCTTTAATAATAGCTGCTCTAGCTTCTTTTGATTTAGCATTAGCAGCTCTTAAATTATATTCATTAGCAACTTGATATAATCCTGGTGATGTCATTGAATCTGCTTCAGATATGTATTTATATCCTAAACCATTTGGATCACCATATTTTTTAGTAAATAATATATCTGGTGATATTTGTCTGTAATATGTTTTCATTAAAGAAAAAATATCACTAACAATAAAATTGTTTTCAATAAGTTTTAATTGTGTTTCTGGTAATAAATTTAATTCTCTAGCTCTTGTAGATCTAGCATATCTAGGTCTATTAAAAGCATATCTTTCATAAATAAGATCATCAATATTATCAGTGTATTTAGTTTTTTCAAATCTAACAAAAGGAAAATGATTAGATAAATCTTCAACTAATTGATTAAGTTTTTTAGTAGTAATATTTAAACCACGTTTAATAAAATCTTCTTTAATAATTTGTTTAAATAATTCTTTATTATTATCAATTGCAGATTTATTGTAAATAATATTAATGTAATCTTTAATTAAAGAATCAGCTCTAGCTAATCTTTCATCTAATTTTTTAATTTTATTTTCTATTTCTGTTCTAGTAAATGTAGATGTTTCACCATCAACTTTAGATTTGAAATTAACAGTGCCTTCATTTTTTTGTTTCATTCTTTCTAAAGTAGATTTCCAAAAATTAATTTCTCTTTCAATAGGAAGTTTACGAATACCAAGTTCTTGCATTTCTTTACCAAGTGGCCCATAAACTTTTTCTTGTGTAATACGAGCTGCTTGAGCAACTTCTGGTATCTCGTGTTGCATTTTATTTAATCTTGATTTTGTAACTTCTTGTGCAAACTGAGATATAGACATATGTTCATTATTAAATTTATTATGAAGATTAATACCTAATTCAGTTTTAGGTGCAGCACCCTGTACTCTATTAATGTATTTTAAATATTGATCTTTAATACCTTTCATAGCTTCTATGTTTCCAACTTCCATCATACGAAGCTGTGTTTCAATAGAAGCATCAGATGCTTCAAATCCATACTTTTCAGTATTTTTTAATTTAAGTAATGGAGTATCTAATATATCTGCCATCATTGTTTTAGCATTTAAAGATTTAGATTTTATTACTCTAAATACTGGAGTCCAAGGCCCTTCTTCACCAAAGATTCTTAAATTAGATTTTATAAAGTTTTCACCTTCAAATCTTTCTCTAAATGTTTTTTGAGGTGCAGCTTGTTCATTAACAGCAGCTCCACCAGAGCTTGGTGTTGGTCTTTCATTAGGATTAATAAACTTACCATCTTCATAAACTTTAGTACTAACATCTTCTATTTTAGGTGTATGATAAGCTTTATCAGCTTCAATAACTTGTTGTTGAACTTTAGGTGATACATTACCTTTAGCCATTTTATTAATAATGTAAGGTAATCCATATCCACCTGCTACTACCCAAGGTACATAATCATCTGGTCTTGTAGGATCTAAAGTTTGTTTAGCAATTTCTTCAGCAGAAAAAGCTGTTCCAAATACTTTTGCAGACTGACCAAATTTAGTAAACAATAATATACTTGACGGATCTGTAAATGCACCAGTTACTTTACCTAAATGATACCAAGGTGAAGCATAATTATTTTGGGCGTGATTATTTATTTTAGTAAGTATAGCAGTAGTTTCTGCTGGACTTTTGCTAAACATAAACTGATCATAAAAATCCATATAGGATTGAGCTTGTGGATCTTCTTTAGGATTATAACCATCTTGTGGTTTAAAGTCTTGATTATTAACCATATAATCATATGCAATGTATGGTAAGTTTTCTTCTTTAAATCCAGATAGAAAATCTGATACTTTATACTCAACAGGTTTTAATGCTTCTTCTCTTTGTTTAGTAATATCTTGTGGTGTAATTGGATATGCTATCATTATCTAATTTTTCCTAGAGTACCACCAAATGAATTGATACCTTTAGTATATCCTTCCATAATCATACCATCTAAAAATAATTGATTATTTGGTGGATAGTATTTATTAAACGCATCACTTCCCATTTCGTGTTCAATCATAAACTTAATAATTTTCATCATTTGATTAGAATCAAAAAAGTTTATTTTAGTATCTCTAGTAAATCCAGTTTTAGATTCTAATGAAGCAATATATGATGCAGAATCTACAGCATAAACTTTTAACATTTCACCTAATGTTGGAGTATCAGAATAATTTTTTGTAGTATTAGTTGGTGCTAAAGTTGAATTGTTAATCATAACTCTTACACCAGCTCTTATAGAATCTACAGGACTAGCAAATACTGCTGCTTGATTACCTGTGCTAACATCTACCATTTCTCCATCCCATTGAGAATCAGTTTTCATAACTGCCATATAGTTATTAGTTCTTAATGTTAATGGTAATGATTTGTCTTGATACTTTTCATAAACAAATTGTCTAAAATTCTTTTGTATATTTTCTTGCGTATAAGAAGTTTGATACGGAGGAAATATAGCTTCTAAATCTTTATCTTTAGGTTGAATTTTTGTATTGCTTACAATTCTAGCGTCATAAGATAATATATCATTAATTTCATTATTTAATTTAGCAGCTTCAGCATAATAAGGTTCAAGATCAGCATCTATGCCCAATGTTTTAAATATAAATGCAAATGGTTTTACTTCTGCTGGTACATCATTAAGAGCAGGTATATCTGGATAGAATTTATAATCAGATGCTTCAATACCTAATTTAATTGTTCCATAAATAACTTTTTTAGCAAAATCGTGATAAGCACTATTGTTATCAAATTTATGACCATAAGTTTGAATAAAACTATCGTATTTTTTTTGAGCTAATGATTGTATTAAGTTAGCTCTACTAGCTGGTAATTTATCAGATACTAATGGATTACTAGAAAATCCTGTAGGATCAAAATAATTATTACCAGTTGTTAAACTAATTAAAGTTCCTTTATGATTAATCTTTAAATGATAATTAGGTTTGCCAAATTTATTTAATGTACCTGTAGGTTCAATAATAGTATTTTCATAACCATTATCTATTTCTTGTTTAATAACTTCAGAAATATCAACTGGTTCTAATTTTTTACTTGCAAATAAACCAGAAGTATCTTTTGAGCCAAATCTTTCTATTTGATCTTCTTTGCTTAAAGTAGCTTTTAAATAATTACCTTGTGCAATAATACTGTTATCAAAACCTTGACCAGAAAAACCTACTTTATCTTCAAAAGAATTTTTAATTATTCTTACTTTGCCATCACCAGTAAATCTAGTAGCAGAATAACCAGCTTTATTCATTTTATTCAAAGCATTAACTGATGCTTTATAAAATATTTGTTTGCCTTCATCACTATTAATATCTATTTCTTTACTTCCAGTCATATAAGTTAATTCAGTAATTGTTTGATTTAACCATTCACTTTTAACTTCTGGAGTTAAAATAGTAGAAGCAAAACTAGGAAGAAATGTAGTAGAATCAGGACTTAATACTTTTGCATATTTATTTTTTTCACTTAAGAAAAACTTTTTCATCCAAAAAGTATCAGTATTAATATCTAAATCGCTAATAACATTTTCCAATTGATCAGATGTTATAGATGGATTTTCACTTAAATGTTTTGTAATTCTAGTTTTGTTTTCAGTAAATTTAGCAGAATCTTTTGCAAAAATATTTAATTTATTAGCACCAGCAATATTACTTAAACTTGCAATATTAGCATTATTTGCTTCTTCATATATTGAAGCATTTTGAATTGATAGATATGGAAACATATCTGAAGATTTAATATAGTTATATAATGCAAGATTATTTTTAAAATCATCCATTTGTCCTGGTTGATTAAAGTCAACATTATACGTTGTGTTTAATCTTTTAATTACAGCAGTAGGTTCTAAATTTTGATTTTTTAAAAGAGTCATAGCAAGACCAAACTTGGCATTAGTAATATCAGTTATATTATTATCATTAATGCCATATCTTCTGAAAATAGCAGTTTGAAATAATTGTTTTTGTTCGTCATTAACAAAATCATTAGAAATGATTTCATTATTCATAGCTTTATTAACTAATGATTGAACTTTGATATTTTTGTCAACTATTTCAATAGCTTTAGGAAAATCAGTTTCTGATATGCCAGGCATATTATTAATTACATAATCATTGGCATTACCTGTGCCATCTTTAAATTTATCTACGTCAAGTATTCCACCATACTGTTGTTCACCATCTAAATTGTATTTAATTTTAGAATCTTTTAATGCACCAACTGATTGACCATTATAGTCATCATACAAATCTTTAACTTTTTTAATAATTTTAGATCTAATAAAAGGATCTTTAATTTGATTAGAATATTCTTGAAATATTGGATTGTTTACATCATCAGGTGTTACAGGTAAACTATCTTGCCCTGCTGCATAATTAGTAAAATATTTTAAACCATCTTTTTTTCCTATTTTTTTCATTAAGTTAAATACTCTTAATGATTCAATATCTATAATATCGCTATTTAAATCTTGAGTTAAAACGCTGCTTTTATATCTTCCAGTATTAACAATACCTTCTTCAGCAGATCCGTAATTATGATTTAATTGTTTAAATGTAGTGTTGCCAATAAATGAATTAATATTCATAGCAGGTGCATCACTCATAGTAATAGTATCTAATGTAGATCCTGTATCACTAATTGTATTTTGTTTTGTAGTTAACCAACCATTAACTGCTGCTTCATCTTTTAAAGCATTATAATTAGCTGTAGCATATGCCATATTAGCTAAGTTTTTTTGTGCTAATATATTTTCTGCAATAGATTTGTATGCTGATGGTGTATTTCCTAATACAGTTTTAGAATAACTATCTACTGCATTTTTCATTGCATCAGGATCATTTTTGTATTTATCTTTTAAATTTAAATAATGATCTCTTGATGTTTGATTAAATTGATATTGCCAATCTACTTTATCGTCAACTTCAGCTTTTTTTCTAAATGTATCAATAACATCAATAGCACCAGATAAAATTTCTGTTGAAATAGTAGTGTCTGGAAATTTTGGAATACCAATATTATCAGCTACAGATGCTCTAAGATTAACAGATTTTTTACCTGTTTCTAATGATGTTGTAATTTCTTTGCCTGTTTTTAATGCCATTAAGTACTCCCATCAGTAGCAGTTCTTATTTTAGCTAATTTAGTAATATCACTATCTACTCCAGTGTCATATTGTCCTTTACCACCTTTATATGATTGTGCGTATGCTGCTGTTTTAAATCCACTTACTGCTAATTTAGTATAAGCACCATATTCTTGTGCTTTACCCATAACTTTAGTTGTATAAATAGCAGATTGTAATTTAGATTCAGATCTAGCAGTATTTAATTTTATAGTACTAACATCTTTTGTAGCTATTCTATCTATTTCACCTTGGACAGCTAAAAAACTTCTACTATCTTCAGAATA